GGCGGATTTACACCAATTACGGCGGAAGCGTGGTCCCGGTCTATATCTTCGACTTAGGGTCCTTCTTCTGGGCTCCGGGGGATTTCTTTTGCACTTTTCCCGGTGCCTTCTTTGCTCTTACGTGAGACTTCGACTTAGCCTTAGCTTCGCCTTTCCCGTCGCTTTCGCTCTTGGTATCGCTGGTTCCGGACACGTCTTCCGACGTGCTTGACTGGGTGTCAGCGAAGGTTTCTTCAAGCAATGTTGCTTGTGCTGCAAGGACATCGTTGTCAACCACGACGTCAACGAGGGCAGGTGCTGGGCTTCTGGGCTCCGCACATAGCGGAGAACGAAGCAGTTCCGCGCACGAACTGGTGGAAGCCAGCCATCCTTCGAATTGAGTTCTGTCGAACTCTTCAAACAATGAACCAAACTCCACGTCCATCCAGCCTCCAACATTTTCATTTGGGTACTGGGCAGACAGCTCGAAGCGGGACCACCAACTACCGACTCCAAGAAGAGTTCTGGGGCGATAGGAGGACAGCAAAAGCACGCGTTTGCAGTAGGCACCGATGACAGGGGTATTGGCATCGGTAGCCAAGTACGACATTGATTTCTCAACCAACTTCTGCTCAGGCGAGACGTTATCAGGCAAGCGCACCGTAGTGTGGAACTTGCTGAGCTGTCTTCTGACGTCACACATACTATTAAGAGATCCTTGCCAGACTTCTTGTGAATAGTAGCGTGCCAGAAAACTGACGCCTCGGAACCCTCTCTGTATAACATTGCCCTCGACGATGAGTCCTGTCCGTTCTGACGCCCACATGAGGCAGTCGACGGGGAGGTCAGCATCGAGACCGTCGTCACCGAGATGAATCCCCAGAGCGGCAAACGCTTCTTCCGGGGAATAACGCGAGCCGTTGGGTTTGACAACATGTCGATATCCAAGATAGGCATTGAAGCCTGCTCGGAGCGTTTGGAACACACTGGTTGCGGGACAGCCTGATCCGTGCGATTGTTCTTGTTTGAACTTAGTTCCAAGCGGGAGAATGCCTGTGTTATTGACATTCCGCTTGAGTAATTCATTCAAAGCCACCCTATGGTTTGCAAAGGCCTTCATGCAAACCGACCGGTCAACCTCCCGCAGCTTCGCCGTGATCGTTCCATCCATCCGATGATAGTCAGATTGGTTCACGCCGAATTCCGCTCCCTGACAAATGTCTGAGACGCGGACGGCCACTTCAATGGGGGTTTTCCCAGGTCCATACCACGGGAACTTCTTGCAATGCTCTGAAAGCGCCAATGCAAACATTGACATCTCCAACTTGTCAGAGTCGTTATACGTTGAAATATTACGACCGTCCTTCAAATTCTGGTAGGCTTCCGCCTTGCCAAAACATTTCAGGATGCTCTGCAGCCAGGGACCACTCAAAGTGGCTTTCGCAAGCGAAGCTCGCTGGGCGGGGCGTGTCTGTTTCTCTTCCACAATTTCGTAACAGACGGGCTCCAAGAGTGCACCTCCAACGACGAGTCTCGCAAACTCCTCGATGCACGTGTCCACGAAGGGTGAATGGCGCGGTTCAGGTTTCTTCAACTTGTTGATTCTTCCTTCGACGCACTGTTCTTCGCCGGCCTTGTTAAAGACGGGGGCGAATGCTTCGTGAACGATTGGGCTCATGAAAGCGCTGATTTTGGGTCTGGCTTCGGGATCGTACTGGTGCGGTTTGAACTGGTACGAACGCACTGCCATGGGCACGGGATACACCGTCACGGGTGATCGCGCGCCACAAAGGCGATGGTACTCAGTCAAAACCGCCGCAGCGGGCCGATTGCC